GAATCTCGCAGACGCAGAAGAAGGCGACCCGCCATATGAGTGATCTCGAAACACGTCAGGCATCTATCGGTGCTGTTGAAGGCAAGACCATCACCGGTTACGCCGCGCTCTACAACTCATGGAGCAAACCGCTCATGGGTGCAAAGGGCACGTTCACCGAGCGCATCGCGCCTGGTGCGTTTGACGCATCGATCGCAGCCGGTGCGTCGCTGTGGTTCATGCACGATTCCAAGCAGATTCTCGCCAACACCAAGAGCGGCACACTCACGCTCGAATCAGACGCGCAAGGCCTCAAATACACCGCACAACTCGGGGACAGTCAGCGTGATTCTGACGTGCTGGACTTGGTGCGGCGGGGGGTGGTGTCCGAAATGTCGTTCGGGTTTTCGGTTCCACCTGGTGGGGATTCGTGGGCCGGTGAGAAGCGCACGCTCAACTCAGTCAATCTCAGAGAAATTTCACTAGTCGAAGTCGGTGCATACAACGCCACGACTTCATTCGTCAGATCACAAGAAACGCCAGTCATCACAAAGGTAATCAAGCCAATGAACATCCGCACCATGAATGCAAAGCTCGCAGAACTGCGCGCACAGAACGTCGAAGGCACTGAAGTAGAGAACCGCGCCGAGATCGTCGCACAGATCGAGGAGATCACCGAGGCCCGCAACGCTGCGATGGCTGCCGCTGATGGCATCCGCGAGGCTGCGACCCCGATTCAGCGCACGATGGAACGCCGCGACGCTGCAGAAGAGTGGCGCGCATCGCCCGAGTACCGCGACCAGTGGCTGAACTACCTGCGCGGCGGCCGTATGCCGGAACAGCGCGCGTACATGTCCACCACGAACCCCGCTACGAACTCCGTGGCAATTCCGAAGCTGTACACCGATGCTATGCAGCACTACGCAAATGCTGCCACAACGGTCAGAGGCTTGGTGGACTACAAGACTGGCGTGCAGGGCTACCAGACTCTGCGCTACAATGCGCTCTTCAGCACGGACGCCATCGTGAGTGCATGGACTCCATCGGACTCCGGTACGCAAGCGAGCACCGAGTTCAATCCGGTCTTTGCCGAAGTTCCACTGGCACCGGCTGCGTGCTTGCCGTTCACAACCGTATCGAAGCAACTGCTTTTGCAGTCCAATTTCGATCTGGAGGCCGAAGTAGCCGACAACCTAACTCGGCAGTTCGTTCGCAATAGTGATTGGGCCTTGCTAGCTGGTTTGGGAACCACCGGTACAAACGGTGCGACCACGCATCAGCCTGTCGGAATCCACACCGTGAACACTGGATGCACGATCGCCACTGCGACAAGCACCGGCACCACTCGCGCACTTGCCATCACCGCAGCGTGCACCGTGGTGAACCTTACCGCGATGCGTTACACCAGTCTTCCTGCAAGCTACTGGGGCACGTCATCGTGGCTCATGTCGCAAGACGCGTACGCGAAGATCGCCGGTTTGACGATCAATGGAGTGCCCGTGTTCGTCCCATCAGCCGATGCCGTCGGCCAAGCCGGCGCAGGCTTCACCCTAATGGGACTCCCAGTTTCCGTAAGTGAGTTCCTCCCGACGCACTCCAGCACCGCAACCACCGGCAAGAACGTGATTCTGTCGCTGGGCAACCACAATGAGGCCTACAGCGCTCGCGAGTGGGCAGGCGCAACCATCATGCGCGACGATCTGAGCCTGGCGGCTTCTGCCCAGGTGAAGTTCCAGGGCACGATGTTCATGAACGGCAACTTCACTCGCGCGAAGGCCATCGTGCAGATGCAAGTCACTAACGCCTAATCATCCTCTCAAGCAGTTGCGGGGTGGGGTTTCGACCTCACCCCGCAATAGCGAGGTGCTATGTCAATACCTGCAACACAACCTGGGCTGGCGGACGTGCGTGCGTGGCTGAAGCGCACCCACAATGAGGACGATCCGGCCATTGCCGCGGCGTTGGCTGCATCGCTGTCGGCATGGATAGCCGCGACCAACAAGGAATTGAAGGACATCACCGACGAAGAGTGGCTAGCCATTCGGATTCAGGTGGGTCACATCGAGTCATTCCGTGGCGATGACGCCGTAACCCCGGAGCCTCACCCGTTCATCCAGACCATGCGGCGGATGCACAGCACACAATCGATCGGATGACATATGGCCGGCTGTGGATTCTGGCGCGAAGTGTTCACCGTGCAAACGTCTACCCAGACGGTCGATGACCTTGGGCAGGCTGATTTGGCGTGGTTGACGGTTGGCACTGTGCGCGGAATCATCAAGCCAACGCAGCGGGAAGTGGTTGACGATCTCGGCGTGTCGATCCGGACGGATCTCGATATTGAGACGGCCTGGTCCCCGATCCTTGATGCGCGCAGCCGGCTGCTGCTGAATGGGACGGCGTACAACGTGTCGAGCGTGGTGGATCCGGACAGTGGACGTAGGAAACGGCTGCGCGTGATTGCTACGGAGGTGACGCAATGAGCCGGCAAGTGGTCAACAAGGGCGCTACGCAGATCAATTTCGCTGTCGACAATTCGGCAGTGGCTACGGCGCTGGGCCGGCTGAGCGCAGAACTCAATGAGAAGGCGCGACGCACGGGCATCCGCAGGGCGCTACGTCCGTTCGTAGCGGAACTTCGCAACGTAGTCGGCAATGGACCCTATCGCGGGAAGAAACTCCACCGGAAGGCAATGGCGAGCGCCACGGGTATCGTGATTAAGCGCGGTGGCGCTGGTCCACAAGCCAAACTGATCGCGCAGCTAGGCGTGCGCTACGGCAAGAAGGGTGGCACAGTCGCTCGTGGCCGGCAGCGTATTTTCCATCTACTGGAGCAGGGGTACCGCCACGGGGGTCGCGGATCACAGAAGTACACGAACTCAGCGAATCCCGCACCAGGCACAGGCAATACCTGGTCCAAAACGCAGGACCGCGATCCGGCAGGGCGCTTTACTTCGCCAAGCTTCCGAGCGGCACGTGGGGGCGCGCGACGCATTGCCGGCAGTGGTCGGGCGCTGAATTGGGCGCGCTCGGCAATCGGACGAATCACCGACGCAATGGCTCGCGAGGTGCTTGTGGAAGCCAAGAAATTGCTGGGGGGTAAATAATGTCTATTAGCCTTGCAGCACAAACGCTCTACACCACGATGGTGTCCGCGGGGTACGACGTGTCCGTGGGACTGCGCCGCGCCGGCAACTCGACGCCATGCATTGTCTACGAGGTCACACAGGTGGATTTCGAAGTGGCGATGACTGGCAAGGTGATCCCGCACTACACGATGCAGGTGACCGCGGATTGCGTGGCGGATACCGCTCTCGAAGCGTGGACCGTCGTCGACGATTTGCTCGCGGCGTTTACCGGGAACATCGACAACACTGCAGACGACATCATTCTGGTGCTAGTGGCCGTGAACGCTTCGGCGCGGACGGAAACTCCAGACGACGGACAAAGTGACGCCGAGCGCGTCGTATCACTCGTAATGACAATCCTTGCAAAGGCATACTAATGGCTCTCATCTCAGGCTACGGCGGCGTAATCCTCTTCTCGGGCTTCACAGCATCCTCCGGCATCACCATGCAGGTCAAGAGCTTCACGCTGAACATCGAGAAGGACTCGCTCGAAGTGACGGCGATCGGTGACTGGCGCAAGAAGTACGCGCCTGGACGCACCCGGATTTCTGGCTCGTTGACGTTGTTCCGTCAAACTTCCACTGCCGATGACAATCTGCGGGCTCACTTGATGCCGACTTCGTTGCTGAACAGCGTCAACGCAGTGCTCACCCTTAAGTACACCGACCAGGGAAACAGCGCGTACTGGAACACTATGGACGTGTCAGGAACTCCGGCTGTCTGGAATATCCAGATCACGTCGGCATCTTTCAGCGATGACGGCACTGGCGCTGGCACCTGGGAACTGAGCTGGGAGCAGCAGTGAGCCTCGACCCTTCAAAGGTCATTTCATCGGCTCCGCGCACGGTGGAGATCGTCGGCATTGGGCCGGTGGTGGTCCGGCGTGCGACCCTCGCAGATATCTCATTGGCCGGCGATATGCAGTTCTGGTGGACGCGCTTGTTCACGCTTCCCGATGGCTCGCCGCTGTTCGCGCCTGGTGCGGACGTTGGCGCGCTCGACCATGAAGTGGCAAGCGCGCTGATTGACGAGGTGAACC